ATACTCGCCAGGAGCTGACCGACCGTCATGCCCAGCGCCAGAGCTAGTCGGAAGTAGAACCGTCGCTCTGGCCGTCGTCGAAATTTTCCGTCAGCTCGTCCAGGTCCTTGTCCGACAACCCGGCCAGCTCGGACGCCTTCTCGAACACGCGCTGCAATGCGGCCGCGCTTTTGCGCCCCAGGGCAGCGATCTCTTGTTCCGAGAATAGCAGTTCTCCGTCGCTGTCGACGATGGTGCGCACCAAGAGCTTCACCCGCGCGTTGCGCAGGTTGACCTCTTTGCTCTTACCGCGCCGCACCATGATGCTCTGCTCATACTCGTCGCGTTGCGTGCCGTCCAGGCTGCGCACCAGCACCTCGCCGCCCCATTCCGGCACCTTGACCGCCTCGGTCACGATGTCCGGCGCGGCCAGGATCTGCGCCTTACTCAGTATCGCCATCTCTCACACCTCACATCCTCACACGCGCCCCTTCCGGGTTACGTGTTACTCGTTACGGGTTACTCGCTACGTCAGCGTCGGCGAACCCGTCAACTTGATCGACACATCCGCGCGCAGCACCCCGCGCACCGGCGCCTTGCTCTGGAACTTCGCCACGTACCCGCTGAACGCCCAGGTGCTGCTGTTGGGATGCACCAACTGGTAGTTACGCTTGGTCTTGTTCTTCCAGTCAGCCACCAGGCCGCTGCTCGCGCCGTGCGTCGATCCGCCCGGCACCCAGTTGATCTCGAAGCCGATCTCGCCCGTGTTCAGCACGCCCTCGGGGATGACTTCCTCATACCCGCCGCTGCTGTCATGGCCCGTCACGTCCTCCATGTTGGAGGACAACTCCGCGCCGTCGATGTCGCCCAGGTTGGCGATAGTCGTAAAGACCTCCGGCGATGCGGCATCGCCCATCTTCAGCAACGTCCCAAAACTCGAAATAGCCGTCGTCATCGTCTCATACCTCCGTCATACGTGTTCGCGCGCGAACGCGCTCCTTACACAAAGCCGGCCACAACGCCGAACTTCACCGCCGCGTTGTTTGCCTGGCAGTAGATGTACCCGTCCGACTGCACCCAGCCGTCGGGCTTCATCGGCCCGAAAACCTTGATCGCGCCCGCCGCAATCGCCTCGGTCGTGATCGTCCCCAGCCGGCGGAAGATCGGATCGGCCACGCTCGTGATCGTGAACGTGTACTCCGATCCGCCCGTGTTGTGGATGATCAGCAGGTCATCGCCCCCGCAGCGGAACTGGTTCAGGTTGCTCGTGTCCGCTGCGGTCATCGTCACTGCCACGGCCGCCGAGGCATAGCTGCCCGGCGCCGTCGATTTGGTCAAGGTTGTCCTTGGCATTGCTCACCTCACTGCACCGGCCGCCCCCAGCGATCATAGACGATCACTGTCGGCGCTGGCGCTGGCTCAGGAGCTGCATGGCGGCTGATGTAGTGGTGCATCATTTCCGCCTCGCCCTCCAGCGTATCCCACGCGCAGAATGCACACTCCCAGTGCCGCATCCCGTTCCACGTGTTTTCCCGATATGGCGCCGGCTCTGTCGGCTCTGCCTGTTCCGGCTCGGCTTCGACCACCATCACCGCGCCCGTTTCGGCGATTGCCATCAGATCCTCAGCCGGCTCGTCCTTACGCTTCATCCGATCCTCCTACGTCCAAACCATCACATCGACGATGCGCCGCCAGCGTTGCGTCTCCGCTTCGTACTGGTCGACCTCGTTGTCCAACAGCGCCGCCTGGCCCAGCAGCCGCCGGGCATGGACTGCCTGCACCAGCGCCCGGCCCAGATCAGCCGCCTGGCCATACGTTGCCGCCCAGCAGTCGAACTGATAGCGCCGGCGGGAGAGGCCCGGCCCCGTGTGGCCGTCCCCCTCCCCCGCCCCGCTGATCACCTGGTACGTGATCGCCGGCAGCGTCGCACCCTGCGGCAGCGTCACCGGGTACACCCGCTCGCCCAGCAGCGCAGCCAGCGCCGGCTGGCCCAGCAGCAGCATCCGCAGCTCGCTCTCCGTCATATCGCCGACTCCAGCGCCTTCCGCAGCGCCGCGCCGATCTCGTGCGCCGCCGCGTCCATGTTCTGGTCCAGCGCCGGCCGCAGATACGGCCGTGCCGGCTGATGATACGTCCGGCCCCGGCTATCGGTGCCCTCGAAGCCGAACTCCAGCCGCGCCGCGTAGATCACGTCCGTGCCCACCGAGGCCTCGGCGTGCTGGCCGTCGCCCTCGACCTCAGTGTGGATCGAACGGCGCAGCGTGCCCGTGCGGTACGGCGCCAGCGTTTTGGCATCGTTCTGCACCAGCAGGCCAGCCGAGCGCACAGCCGCGCGCAGCGCCTCGCCTGCCGCCGCCTCGCTCAGCCTGCCCAACGCCGCCGCCAACTCAGCCGCGCCCTCGATCACCACCTCAGCCACTGATCACCTCCAGGCCCAGCCACGTGGTCGCCTCGTTCCCGTCGTGCCGCACAGCCACGATGTCATAGCCCACGCCGCCGATCACCGCCCGCATACGCGTCGTGATCGCCGCTGCGTAGGCCATGGCTGCCACGTGCGTCGCCTGCGTCTGCACCATCTCCGGCAGCCGCCGCTCCTGATCCTGGCTCCACGGCGCCAGCCGGCACGGCAGCCCCGCGAGGCCGGTCACATCCGACCAGGTGGCGCTTGGCTGGCCGTAGCCGTCCAGCGTCTCCGTCGCCTGCTGGATCGTGCAGGTGTCCGGCAGATGGTTCGCGCGCAAACGCTCCACCAGGTCAGGATGCACCACGCCGCGCTGTTGCATCAGATCGCACCCCGCAGCATCTGGCTGGCCAGGCGCTCACGCGCGCTGAATGGATCCACCACCATCTCGGCCCAGTCGAACAGCTCGCCCCCGGCCGCCTCTGCCGTATCCGCCTGGCCGCGCAGCAGCGCGGCCCGCTTCAACAGCGCGTCGGCCGTCTTGGCGCCGTCCGTCTGGAGGTCCAGCACTTTGATCACCTTCAGCACCAGCGCCTCATTGCTGGCCAGCGTCTCCAGCGCCAGCGCAGCCCCGCGCCGCACGTCGTCGCCTTCGAGGAGGAGGAACGCATCCACCTCTGCATCCTCGAAGACATACGACGTCGCGCTGCTGTCCGGCACCAGCATCCGCACCTTGCCGCGGTTCGTGCTCACATCATACGTGAACGCCATGCCACTCCGTCCATTCCGTCCATCTCGTCCATTCTTGCTCGGGCCGGTCTCCGACCGTGCCCGCCTGTCCGAGAAGTCCTCTTATCAGCACACCCTGTCATGCTGAGGTCTGCCGAAGCATCCCTTACGACCCGTCGCCTTCGCTGGCCACCGTCGCCTTCGGGTCCAGGCGCGTCCCGCCGAACGCCAGCACGCCCTTGTACTCCTGGCTCATGCTGCCGAAGTCGCCGGCCATCTGGTCGATACCGCCGCCTACCCGGATCGTGTTCGCCAACTTCTGGTACAGCACCGGCTCGGCAAACCCGCGCACGAAACCCACCTCCAGCGCCGGCCGGCCCACGGCAGGATCGGCGAACAGGAACCAGCTCGTGTTGCCGTTGGAGCTGCTGGCCACGATGGGGATGTACGGGTCCACCACCATCTGCAGATTGCCCACGATCCAGTTGTTCACCTGCACCGTGCGGTTGGTCTCGTTGGCCGTGATGTCCACCGTGATCTGGTTCATGATGTTCTGCGCAGCCACCCGCAACGCCGGCGGCACAACCAGCACAGCCTCCTCGACGTAGATCGGGTCGCCGCCTGCGTCCGTGAAGCCGCCCAGGATGCCGAACGCCGTGCCCAGCGCCGTCACGCTCAGCACAGGGTTGCCCGTGATCACGTTGCCGTAGACCGCATCGTACAGGCTGGCGTGCGGGCCGCTGCTGTCCACGTACAGCTCCGTGACCATCCGGTTGATCGTGCGCGCGCCGCCCCGGGCCAGGCGCTCCGGGATGTCCGTGAAGCCGCCCAGGTCGTCGTTCATCAGCGCCTCGAAGCTGATCTTCGCAGCCTGCGCGTACTTTTTCGGCGCATAGTTGTACTCGCCTTCGGCCAGCGCGCCGTACTCCGGCTCAGCGTTTTCCGGCACAGCCGGCCACACCGTCTCCAGGCCGTTGACGTACTTGCGATCCACCGTGCGGAAGTCGCGCAGTTGAGCCACCTTCGCAAACTGGCGCCACGGCGAGGGGAACTCGCGGTACTTGGCCAGCAGCATCCGGTCCAGCACATCGCCCGTCAGGTGCGGGAAGTCGCTGGTCGTCATCGTCTCGCTGATGCGCATCAGCCCCGGATAGTTGCCCTCGATGATCTTCGCCGTCCCCGCGCTGCTGGGCCGCAGCGCCTCCGCCAGCATCCACGCCGGCGTCCGGCCGTTGATCAGGTCCGCCCACAGCGCCACCGCGCTGGCGATCTTCGCCCGGCGCGCATCGCTGCCATCGCTCTGTCGGGAGAAGCCGGCCAGCCCGCTCTCCTCCATCGTCATCCACTCGTTCATCTCTCAAATCTCCTCGTTCTGCCAACGTGCTCGGGCCGGTCTCTGACCGTGCCCGCCTACTTGCGCGTGTACTCGATCCACACCCCGTACAGGTAGCAGATGTCGGTGCCGTGCGTCCCCGGCGTCAGCGAGATGCTGACCACCTTCGGCGTCGCGCCCACGTCGCCGTGCGCCACGC